TTTCCATGGTCCTCACCTACTCTTTTTTAGCTTTTGGAATTGTTAGTGTAGTTCCATATTCAATCCTACAACCTTCAACCTCATGACCTTTTTTAATAAAATCTTTAATAGTGTTCTTATCTACTTTTACAACTTGCTCTACTGTTTTATATATAGCAGGTATCTTTTCTTCATCTTCTATGACTAAGCTACCTGCTGACTTTCTTATACTTATATTTCCTAAAACTGTTTCTACTTTTTTAGTCCCAAGTAATTCCATACAGTCTTTTATATTGCTTTTTAATCTATCAAGAGTATTCTTCTTAACCTTCTTTAACTCTTGTAACCTCTTAATCTCTGAATCTATAGAGTTTATATCACTGTCAATGTTTAATATTACTGACACTATTCTAGTGTTTTTATTTTGTATCTCTTGTTTTATTATTTCTTTTATTTCCTCTAGTTTTTCAGCTTCATTTCCTGTTGTTTCTGTTAAACCTTCTTCTATTTCTAATAAATCTGTAGTTAATTCGTATAAAGTACTCATAATTTCCCTCCATTTATGCTATAATATAGCTAATTAAATTTTTGATATATTTTTGATTAGAGCCATTGCAGTGGCTCTTTTCTTATATCTGAACATCTATAGGTATATCTCTTTCAAGTTCTTCTGAAATTAATTCAAATATCTTGTAATCCTCGCTTTCTTCATATTCTTTTATTTCAATTTGTGTATCTATAATTTTTAGTAATGACTCAGCAAATATTTTTAATCTTTCGTTTACACTTTTTTCTCTTAAAGCATTACTCAATTCAATTTCTTCTGATATATTTCTTTCTTCTTTTTTTCTAAGTTTTGTATAAAGTTGCTCGTTTTTATTTATTTCTAAATTAGCTCTATTTAGTTGTTGCTCTACTGAATTTCTCACTATAATTAAACTTTTCATGATTAATCCCCTCTTAATTTAACGTTTCAATGCAATAATCATAGCTTATTGCATCATCTATAGTTATAGACGATTGTACTAAATCATCTAATTCTTTATCAAAATAAACTACTGTTAATTCAAATTCTTGCGATTGAGTTATTATACAATCGCTTTCAAAACCAAATCTTGCACATGTTACTCTGATTGCTTTACCTGCTTTAAGAATTTTTGTAGGAAATTTTACTTTAAGTTTTTTTATATCACTATCCCCTTATTGTATTTTTTAAGACCTTCAAAACTCGCTTTCTTATTGTATTGCTTACAAAACTGTATATAAGCTATCAGTACTCTTACATTCAACTAAATCACCCCCTTCCTCTTTATACAATTACTTTAGGAAACATATCTTTAGCTACTCTCATAGCATTTTTTATGCCCCTTTTTTTGTTTTATAACAATATCTTTCTTTGAAATAAGTTACTGATACCCTTCCAGGAAAGGTCTTCCAACCTTCTTTTTCTAATTCTTTATTTAATTCTCCAATTATTTTATAAGCGGTTGCTTCACATACATCTAAAATCTTAGCTATATCTTTTGCCCTATAAAACAATTGTTCTTTAGCTACTGCTTTTGCCATACAATACACCTACTTTCAAAATATTCTGTATTTAATTTCTATCTTCCAACTAATTCGTCTAATGTAACATCTAAATAGTCAGCTAGTTTTATCAATGTATCTATAGTTGGATTTTTATTTTCTCCTCTTAAAATTGCATATAAATTTCCTGAATCTACGCCTATTTCTTTTGCTAATTTCCACGCTTTTAAATCTCTATCTTTTAAAATTTTATTTATGTTGTCATTAATTGCCATTATTTTCCTCCTTTGATATACTATATTTGTAGGATATATCCTATATCTTTTTATGAAAGTTGGTGATATTATGCAGTTCAGTAAAGATATATTACATACTCTTACTTTAGAAATTCTTAAGGAAAAATATGATTTTAAAAGTTCTTCTGAAGAGGAACTTTTAAAACATTACCATGAAATCTTTTTGAAACTTTCAGAAGTCAATAATAGTTTTTCTAAAGGCGATGGCCTCAGTGTCTTTAAACAAATGTAGGTACTAAATTATATTTAAGAGCTTCTTTGCAAAAATCTAAAATATCTTTTGAGGAAAGGATACTTTGTTCATTTTCATTCAATGTATTAAGTATCCTTTTAGCTATTTGTAACTCTTCTTTTGATAATATTAATTCCGTTTCATTATTTACATTGTTCACTACACTTTCAAATGAAATTTTCATTTAATTACACACTCCTTTTTAAAATATTCTGTATTTAGTTTTCAAAGTGCTGTTATATTTTAACTTAACATTGATAATTGATTTACTAATTTCAATTTGTTGATAAAGTATATTTGACCTTTGCCTGTTACTTTTGGTGTTTTAGTAATCTTTGTACTTCCGTCAGGGTTATATATTGCTCTTTTTTTAGTTTCCATTATTTTTAAGTCAACACTCTTTTGAGTTGGTGTATTGTAATCTTCACCCTTACGTTTTATTAAGTAACCATTATCTCTAAGCCATGCAAATAATCTTTTCTCGCCTGTATCAATGCCATTTTGCTTAAGTAGTTTTGCAAGTTCTCCAACTAATATAGAATCATCCGAGGATGCTACTGCATCAGCAAACAATACTTTTGGTTGCTGTAACTGAATTACCTTATCTTTTTCTTCTATCTCTCTGCTTTTCTTTTCTATTGTCTTTTGAGCTACTTGTAATGCTCTTGCCATTATTTCGTCGTCTGTCATATCTTCTGTTGTATGTATATATCCTCCAGTTTTACGTATTGTTGGTAAAACTTCATCAAATACCCAACTTTCAAATTTTTCTGCATTTGGTAGTTTACTATTTACAATCAATCTATACATATCACTTTCAGGTATTGTATTTACTTCTAATATCTTATTTTCATTTTGCGGATGAGGTATGTAACTTTTTGTTACCCACCTACAATGGTCATTTATTGCTTTACTTGTGTTTGCATATCCTAAACATTTAGCTATATCTGTTGCAACAAAATATGGTTTCTTATCAACCTCAACCATTCTTATTTGACCAAATTCCAATTTTTCAAATATCTGTAGATTATTCATATTTATTCCTCGCTTTCTACATTGAATTTATTTTCTTTTTTTATTTTCTCAATAAACTCCCAACATGCATCCACAATAATAGAATTTTTACTTTTTCCACATTCTTTGGCTATATTCTGTACATATTGATTTAATTTTGGGACGAGCCTTACTGTCATTCTTACTTTTTCCATTCTTATTCCTCCCTCCTTATGACACTTATTCACTGTCTATAATCATTATATTATGACACTATTTTAGTGTCAAGACTTTTTTAAATATTTTTTGTATAATGTCATTAGGGAGGTGTCAAAATGACTACTATTACTGTAAGAATATATACACCATTAAATGAAAATTTAGAAAAAATTTCTTATCAAACAGGCATTCTCAAATCTTCGCTTATTCTATACGCTATTAATGATATTATTAGAAATTCAAAAGTTAATGAACTTCAATCAATCTCGTATAAAAGTGATGATACTGTTCGTTCTACTCTTAGGATTCCTGGTGTCCTAAAAGAGTTGCTAGAGAAAACAGCTAAAGAAAATAATTTATCAGTCAATTCTCTAATAAATAATGCTGTGCATTCATTTTGCATATCTCATTGGTTAATTTATCTTTGATATATACAACCAACACGCAATTATTACAATAGATGCAATAGGCATTCCGATTTCCTTACTTAAATCTATCAACGCTTTGTACAAGTCTTCTGGTATACGAAGCGTTGTTTGCTCGTGTTTCAATTCAATCACCTCTTTTGAATATTCTGTATTTAGTTTTCAAGGTACTGTTATGTTTTAACTTAACATTGATAATTGTTTGCTACTTTTAAATTTATTAATGAAGTATATTTGTCCCTTACCAGTAATCTTAGGTGTTTTAGTAATACTTGTATGACCATCTGGATGTACTCTTGTACCTTCTTTTGTTTCTATAACTCCTAAATCTACACTTTTTTGAGTTGGTGTATTGTAATCCTCACCTTTACGTTTTATTAAGTAACCATTATTTCTTAACCAGTCAAATAATCTATTTTGTCCTGTATCAATTCCATTTTGTCTAAGCAATTTTGCTAATTCTCCAACTAGGATTGAATTGTCAGAAGACGCTACCGAATCAGCAAATAATACTTTTGGTTGCTGTAACTGAATTACCTTATCCTTTTCTTGATTTTCTAATTGTAGTTGTTCTTTTTCTTCAACTTCTATTAATAACTGTTGCAGTGCTTCTTTATATGTAGTTGGTAATTTAGGTTGTTGTTCTTTTAACTCTTGCTCCATTT